TTTCACCCATAAAAAAAGCCGCAAGTGCGGCGAGATTAAACATGATGCAGGTTATTGCTGATCTTCTGCGTAGATACCCGCCGAGATAATGGCACCCCCGATACGACGCTTGCCATATCCAATCGGAACCGGATTTCCTTGCGCGACGGAGTTGACCGGCCCACCAAAGGCATAACTGGGTTTATTGTCGGGATCTTCCCGTCGTGCCAATCCGCCCGGCATCGGTGATAACATCTGGACTACGCCCCCCAGCATCATAGAGGCACCGGACATGACTAAAGGTACGCCCCACGGCGTTGCCCATGCAAATACCCCGGCTACTACCATCACTGCACCGAGAATAGTCTGGAAGATACCCGCTTTTTTGCTGCCAATGATCACCGGTACAATCCGAATATCACCCTCACCGGATAATTCCAGTTCATCACGGCTGATATTGCGTTTTCCGATGAATACGGCAAAAGTCAGTCCGCGCTCTTTGGCGGTTAACAGAAACTTTTCAAAGCCGTCAATAATGACAGACAATGCCCTGATAGCCTCTAGGGTGGATGATACCGCCAGCTTATGCTCCCGCCCGAATTGGGGTATCAGTACGCCGGACAGCCGTATTGTTCGTAGTGTGTTCATGAATTTACTCCATAAAAAAACCCCCGTTAGGGGGTTGTAAGTTCTAATTATTTCAATAGAATTATCGGCTTAGATTTCTCGCAAAATTCATCCCATTTTGAGGAAAATAGCTCTGAATCACTATCAATCACCACCGTGTCATTACTGATATTAACAATGAACTTCTTTTTCCCAGTATAACCACCATAGCTATTTTTGGCGTTAACCATACCGCACGCAATATCGGCATACTGGCTGCTCGGATATATATATTCGAAGATAGCAGAATCAGGATCTTTAAGGGAATTTCTCACTGACACTCTCGCTTTTTCAACCACTGAGTTAGAAATATCAGTAAGTTCCTGCGGTTCGCTTTCAGTCTTCCCCTCTTTGTACCCTGAAAATATGAATAGTCCTGCAAAAACTATAACAAGCGCCAAAATAGTTATGATTTTTTTATTCATGACATAATCCCATCTAATTAGTGTAGGTGTACCTCTGCAATTTATTATATTTTAACCACAAATGAAAATTACAAACTATTTGTGAAATTGTGCTTCAATATTTTCACTGCTCTTTCTTGCCAATACCCACTATAAGGCACCCGATTACTGAGTTGTCCATACATATGATGCAGCATCAAGCCTTCACCAATATACACACCCGCATGATTAGGCTCACTGGCCTGTACCTGCATAATGATCACATCACCCACCTGTAATTCACCACTGCATTCAACAAACCCAGCATCTGCATAGTTCTTCATATACAAATTTTCGCCACGCTCCCACCAACCATCAGAGCGCTCAAAATCAGGAATATCAATATCACGCTCCAGCCGATACCAGTCACGCACGATGGCGTAACAATCCCAAATACCGTGTACGAACGGGCGACCCAGCAAGGGCTTTATTCCCTCAGTCGGCATAATAGTACGAATGTCACCCTCCGGCCATGAGACGATCACCCACGGTGTTTGTGACAGGTCACATTGGGCGATATCTAACTGGCTGGGCTGTGTGGTGGCGTCGGGGTGACTGTGAACGATAGCTATAATAGTGCCGGTATCCTCAGCCTCGACGTAATCTTCTGGATGCATACTGAACTGTTCTGTCGGAGACGGCGCGGTATTACGGCAGGGGATATATTGCTGTTTGCGACTATTTTGAATCACCAGACCACAGCATTCTTTCGGGTATTCGGTTTGTGCGTGATCCATAATGGTATCGATAATATGTTTACGCAGCGTTTCCATATCACCGCCTCATTAACGCTGAACCGGGGAAGCCGCCGTGGGGAAGCTGATTTCCTTTCCCAAAGCGCGGCTCACATCCTGTTGACAATAATCCAGAACAAGCATCTTTTGATGGATCATCTGTCGGATTGCCGTCTTCGTCAAAATACCGATCACCTGTATAGTTACAGGGGGATTTTCGATACAGTCCACGCATACACCACGTACACAGACTATGAATCTGACGGGTCGGTATTCGTATCCCTTGCAGGTCAGCCGGAGAAGATAACGAGAACTGGACGCTTTCATTATTTTCATGGGTTTTACTGTCAATATAGTAGACGTCTATTTTCTCTTGCGTCGGGTTAGCTTCGGGATTGCCTTCGGGGAAGTTACGGGCATCCAGATAATGCGCAAAGGTCATACGGATAGTGACACGCGCCTGCGCCATATTTTGATAAGCAAGGCACATGGCGCTGATGGTGCCGTCGATATTCGATACCTTAAGGGAAGGGGAAGCCACCCTACCATCACTGACTATTTCCAATCCCTTGATTTCAACAGGCCACGGTTTATACTCCACTCCCTGCCACCAGATAGACTTTATGGGTAACTGATCGGGATTTTCCAGTTCATTGTCTGTGTACGGGATAGGCTGATTATGAAAATACAGTTCTGGCCCACCAAAGGCCGAGCCATCAACAACAAACAATAGAATCTTATCCCCCGGCGCAAGACGCTGGAGATCGGCATTAATTGTCATGAGATATCCTAGGGTTGATAGGTAGTTTCAAACGTGGCAGTGAGTTGATACATTTGCTGGCCCATGCCGTTCATGCCCAACGCGGTTAATTTGTGCCCCTGACAGACATACAACCCCATATCCAGCAACGGGTTTTTCCATTTAAATGTGCGATATCCGGCGTGTCGCAGCAGAAACCGCCGGATATCATCAATGTGCTGTTTATTACCCACGAAAGTTAACGACCAGCTCTGATGTTCGCTGTTTATACCCTCCCCACTTCGCTGGGTGTATCCATCCCCAAACTGAACAGTACGCACTCGCTGAGTAATATCACCCGTCGGATTGACACGCGGAATATAAGTGAATTCTTCTAACATTATCGCCCACCTTTAATTGCATTGCTGAGTATGCCGCCTTGACCCAAGTCCCGACCGATTAACTCCCGGTAACGCTGATCGACAAATCGGCCAATCTCACTCCCGAACTGCTCCCACCCGGGAGATGAAGTTGAATCAACCCCTTTGTCACTGATAACAATGCTGACTTGCGGCGCAGTACCGGTACTCACTCCCGCAGGCATCAGCGCACGAACTCCCAGCGAACCATCAGCGGCACGGGTGAGCGGCATAATGGCCTCTGGCCCCGCCTCCCCCATCAGCCCTGCGCCCTTAGCAAAGGCGAAAAAGGTCGGACTACTGACAATCTGCCCGCTGTAGGCACTGAGACTCGGCGAATCATAGACGCCGCCTTTGGCATTGACTGAGATGTTCTGGGGCAGCATCGGTACAGCCTGACCATTCGCGAGCGTTGTACCGCCACCACCTGCACCACCGAAAAACCCGCCCGCCACGCCCATGATGGCTTTCAATGCATTGCTGGTCAGAATGGCTTCCGCTGCCATATCCATCAGGTTCTGGATAATGCTTTGTGTGAGGGAGGCAAACAGGCCGATCATGCCCTCCTTGAATGACTGGGTGCCGGTCAACATGCCCGTTAACATGTTAGTCATGCGTTCTTTTGTGACAGAAAACAAATCCACCGTCATTTTCTGTATCCGTCCCTGACTCGCATACAGTTGCATGGCGGCTTCATAGCGGCGTTCATTGGTTTCATTATCCGCAGCAATAATTAACTCATTTTTTCGCTGTTCGGTGATAATCTGTGTTTCCGCATAGGTGTCATACAAGGCTTTTTTGCGGGCCAGTTGGTTATCCAAATCCTGTATTGGGTCAACTTCGCCCCGTAAGTCCTCTCTGGCGGAAACAGCATACTGCTGTCTGGCGCTGGCGTTGCCCCTGACCTCATCTCGCCAGATATCATCTTTGCGGCGTCCGTATTCTTCCGGTGTGACATCCTTATTTTTAAACTGGCGCTCTAACTGCTCACGGGCTTTCTTGGCACTCTCGGCGGTATTGCGGAAAGGATCGTTTGAAATAGCGTCCTGTAGGTCTTGGTATTTCTGCTTGGCTTCCGCCAGTGTTTTATTAAGCCTGATCAATTCAGCGCGTTGCTGACCAGACCATTTCGTCCCGGACTCCAGAGAGGACGCAAACAAATCAGCAGCAGCATCCCCTTCTTTGTATCTGGCAATTTCTATCTGTATTTCTCTGTTGAGGTTAGCGATTTTCTGTTGATAATCTGCTGTAATTGACGCGGCTTTTCTGGCGGCAGCAGCAGCTTCCTGTTCCGCTTGTTTTTGCGTTCTATTAGCCTCTGCTAAATCATTTGTTACTATCGCAGCCCCTGTCTTTGCAGCAATGTAATTTTCACGCCATCCTGGTGGTAGCTTTAGATCATCAGCCTCATACGTAGCTTGCTGATGAATTTTGTCCATTCCTTGTAAGCCAGCTAGAACCTCCTCACGCCGAACTTTATCTATAGCGTCCTGCTGCTTACTATCCAACGCAGGTAGCTCCATACCAGGAAAGACAGGAGGAGTAGCGTTAGTATTTAGCCCTGTGACGCGATTTAATTGTTCATACATGGCAGACAGCGAACCCACCGCACCAGCTAATTCAACTGTTTTTGTGATACTTTTTTGCAAAGCGTCACTACGCAAAGACTCTGTATTCCGTAACTTTTCTGTCTGCTGCTCTAATTTGTACGTTTTTTGTGATAGCTCTCCCTGAACATCAACAAGTTTGTCCTGTATTTCCTTCAATGTATAAAAGGTATTGAGACGAGTTAATAATGGGCTTTCCTTTGATTTGGCTTCCATATCGCGCAAAGCCTTCAATGAATCCCGTATTTTTCGTATTTCTCCTTCTGTATTAGCTATTTCCTTCCTCTGCGCAGCAATAGAATTAGACGCATCAACCACTGTCGATTCAAGACCAACCTTAGACATCTTAGTTAGCTGTTCTCTGACCTGCTCAACGCCATCCGCATAGGCAATTGCAGTTTTTCTCGCTTGTTCATTTTTTTCATGGACATACAACCAAGCAGCGCCTATCCCTAAGATAATTCCCGGAATACCACCCACCGCCCCCAATAACCCTCGCCCCATACGAAGACCAAGGGATGCAACGCCATTAAGACGGTTCCTTGCAGCGTCCCGCGCCCCTAGATTGGCACTGAGTCCGGTTTGTGCTGCAGCTAATCGTCTTTCTGCTACTATTTGAGCCTCTATATCTTTGGCTGCCAGTACGGCTCTTTGCGCTCGATATACTGCTGCTCGTGCTCTGGCAGTAGAAATCTGCGTCCCCCTAACTTGCGCCTGAGCCAGTGCAACCTCTCCCTTGTAGGCATTCCAGATACTGCCCGTTGCCGTGATTGCCCCCGATATCATGCCACCAAAGAAACGGGCTGCCCCGACTGCCACCAAGACCCCGGCGACGGTCGCGACAGCATCGATATTTTTCGCCACTCCATCCAAAGCACCGGACAGGGTGGTGGTCGCACCGGTGGTCTGGTTAGCGCCCCCGATCCACTGCTGAAAGGCATTCATCACCCGGTTTGAGGCCGCGCTCACGCTGTTCGGCATCGTATCGAATTCTTTATGCAGGGTTTTCAGCTGTCCGATCAGCGCCGGCACAATCTTGGGGGTCGTCAGTTCCCCGGCATCCGCCAGTTGTTTCAGGTCTTTCTGTGCAACCCCCAGCCCATCAGACAGAGCTTTCATGATCCGCTGCCCCGATTGGGCGACTGAGTTAAAATCCTGACCCCGGAGCACCCCGCGCCCTAACGCCTGTGAGAGCTGGGTGATAAGGGAGGCGGTTTCTTCGGCGGACGCCCCGGACACTTGCAGACCAGTGGCCAACGAATCGGTCAGGGACAGGATATCTTTGGTCGAATAGCCGTATTCCCGCAAGGCACTGGAGACGCGGGTGAACAGGCTGGCATTGGACTCAAAGGTCGAGCCGGTATACTGACTAATCCGCAGTAACCCTTGCTGGGCGTTTTTGAAATCCTCTGTTGAGGTTGTGGCCAGCTTGATACGGGCATTCAGGGAGTTGTAACTGTCCGCCATGCTGATGAGACGTCCGGTCGCAAACATCCCGGCAAACGCCCCCGCCATGCCTTTTGCGGTGTCCCGCATGGAGGCCAGTTGTCCGTTCAGTTCCCGCATCGCCTGCTGGCTGTTACGGCTGGCAGACGCCGCCTGACGTCCGCCCTTTTCCATCGTCCGGTAATAATCCGCCCCCAATCGGGAAGCACGGGCAATCTCCGACTGAAACGAGGCCGAATTGGCCGAAATTTTGATAATCAGTTCACGCAGTTTTGCCATAGCAATGACTCACGATAAATTAGACAGAAAGCCTTCCAGATCAGAGAACGCCTGATCATCCTGCGGGGGTTCGTTGCCCCATTGCAGCAGGGTGTCTTCCAGTTTGACCTTGCCGCCCTGTGACTGGTAAACCGCCGAGGCTATCTGGGCGGCCTGAATGTCACCGCGGCGGTCACTGAGGGGACTGCGCCGGTCGTAGGCCATCCAGCACAGGAGCTCACTGGCGCTCAGGTCCCGTTGCAGCTCATACAAGGTTTTGCCGAGCCGCAACGCCAGTGTCATCATGAAGAAGGTCAGTGGCTCTTTGACTTTTTTTCCGCGTCGGCCTGTGACGTCATTAAATCCAGTGCCTGATGCAGTAACCGGGCATGCACGGGACCATAAATCCCCGCCACGGTGTCGGCATCGTCAGCAGAAAAGACCGGTTCACCGTCTTCATCCCACAGCACATCAATAAACAGCACCACATCCCCACGGACATTGCGGCGGGTCTTCTCTGCGACCGACAGCGGCTGCGCTTCCTCGCCCTCAGCAGGCGAAATAATCTCCTGCCAGAGTGCCCACGCCCCCGCAGAGGGTTCGCGCAGGATCACAGCAACCTCGCCCCATTCCGGTACCGTGACAGGTTTACTGCGAAATCCCGCGCCGGGTGCCAGTGCTAACGCCCGTAAATCTTTCTTTGCCTTTACCATGTGATTTATCCTTGTGAAGTATCTTTGGTTAATGAAGCTGTCGCTTGCTTGAGGGGGGCGGGCTTGCCTTTCAGCCGCAGGGTAAATGAAGCCGTCACCAGACCACTGGCGGACACGCTCCATGAGTTCTGCCGCACTTCGGCCAAAAAGGCGTAGCCATTACCCGTCGGGAACTGCACCTTAAAGGCATGCAATTCATCGGTGTCGTAGGCATTGCGCAGGGTGTTCTGCCCGGCTTCGTCGGCCGACCAGTTACCGGACAGGGTAATTTCGCCCGGTGCCGCCAGACCGTTGGTCATTTCCTGCTCGGTGGAACAGAGGGTGGTGACCTCAATGTCACTTTTCTGGCCACCGGTGTAGCTGACCTCTTTCGTGGTGCAGTCAATATCCTGCCAGACGGCCGTGACCGGGTTCGCTTCTTTTGCCGCCGTGGCCGAAATGCTGACTTTCGTGCCCTGGGCTTTTTCGAACTTACTGCTCATGGGAGATTCTCCAGAAATAAAAAAACCGTCCGCAGACGGTCAGGGAAAAGGGTGTGTTACTGCCAGATTTGGCATTCCAGTGTGGCGCGGTACAGCCCCGTGTCAGACTCGTAGCTGTGGGTTTCACTCAGTTGGGTCGGCCTGAGCACTGAAATAGCTGACCGGGCTTTATCCCGTATCACCCGCGCCGCATCAATGGTCAATGCATAGACATCAATTTGCAGAGTGTTCAGTTGCCCTGCCTGCCCGTTCAATACATCCTGATCGATGCTGTAGAGCGAAAAAACACACCACGGCGGGGAAATGGGCGGCGCTGATTGCGGCGCGACATAGGGAAAGACCTGATCGGGCAGCACCGGCGCCAGTAAGGGGAAAATATCGGCTTCGGTCATTTTGACAGCACCTCATCAATGGCCTGATTCAGCCGTTTCAGGGCAAACTTTGCCGCCTCGTCGGATTTGGCATCAAAGGCCGGGCGCGCAAACGGCTTCGGGGCCAGCTTTGACGTGCCGTACTCCAGAAAACGCCAGTAATAGGCGTTACGCGGGTCGTTCTTCTTCATTTTGGGGTCGCTGTTCGTGCCTTTGGCATTCGATCCCCGGACATACACCCCCGCCAATACGTCACCGTGGCGGCCCTTGCGGTTGGATGCCACAATGTTTCGGCTCAGTTTACCCGTGCGTTTCGGCGCTTTCACTCGGGCCTCATCCCGCAATACCGAGGCAGCGGCATAGGTGGCCTGCCGTAATACCTTGTTATTTTCGGCCTTGCTGAGGGCTTCCAGATCTTTGGCTATGTCCTGCAAGCCAGAGAAGTCCAAATCGGTCACTATCATGCTTTCACCCCCTGTTTACACAGCAGTTCAAGTTGGGTACATTTCCCGTCAGGAATGACGGCCTGAATGTCGTACACCTGCCCCTTGAATACCAGACGCGACGCACTGGTGACATCCGACCGGTAGCGCAGCCAGATACGTACGGTAGCTTCGGACAGTGCCGCCCCGGAGGCCAGCAATTCCCGCCCGCTGATGTGCTTGACCTCCGCCCAGACCGTGGCCGTATCCTGCCATTCCTCCATTCGCTGACCGGAAGGCAATTTAATCAGGGTAAAGTTCTGTAACGTGATGCGGTGTCTCATTTTTCCAATGTGCATTTGCCCTCCTTACAAACCGTAAATGCGGTAAGGTTGCAGTAAAGCCGCGACTGAAAATGGCAGGGAAGACACGGATTGCCCCACCGACGCGGCACTCCGGTTTTCATACCATTGGGCAACCAGCAACAACATGGCGGCCTGCACATCGGCGGTTAACAATAAGTGATCGGGATCATCAGCATACCCTTTCACTTCTTTATCGGGATACAGTGAGCGTCGGGTGTAGTTCTCGACATATTTCACCGACGCATCAATATAGGTATTGAGCAAGTCATCATCGTCATGGAAATCGGGCTCAATTTTGCAATGTTGCTTAACCAAATCCAGAGAAAGCATTATTCCTCCTCACTTTTACCCTTATCTTCCGACTCCGTTGACTCCGTTGACTCCGTTGACTCCGTCAGAGTGTGCGTCCCGGCTATCTCAGCGGCATAGCCTTTTTGGATTAATTCGCGCCCGTGTTGCTCAAAAGTATCAATGACATGACCTTCTGTGATCACCTGCCCCTCAAAATAAATCGCTCTCAGTACGGTCAGTTTCATGCGGTGCTCCAATAAAAAAGCGACCGGTTAAGGCCGCCTTGCGTTGATGGGGGATTATTCGCCGGATTTGGGCACGGTAAAATCCCCGTACACAAAGGCTTCGGGACGTTTGACCGCGAGAGCGAGACGCTCCTCACAACGCAGGGAGATCATGTTTTTCTCGAAGTCGTCGGTGTTCTCGGTCGAAATCACCACATTGGTTTCTTCGCGGTCAAAGATTTGCGCCCCGGCATTGAATGCCCCGGTCAGGAACTTGCCCCTGAACGCCGCCGCTTCGGTGGCCACGACGGGCAAGCCCCACAGCGTAGGACCGATTAACCCGGCAGGGTTCCCCAGAATGTAACGGCCTAATGAATCCTTGGTGAGTTCAATACTCGCCCAGTCAATAAAGTGCAGCACATGCGCCGACGCCGGGAAACGAGCCAGTTGAGCCTGCAACATCGCCAGACGCAGATCATCAATGCCGTTTTGCTTATCGACCTTGAATTCCGCCTTAAACTTCGACGCCTGTGGGATAATGCCGTGCAAATGAGCGCCGGAGCCGTCACCGAACAAAATTTCCTGCTCTTCAACAAATTTCAGGCCGTAACGCATTTCCGCATCCACCAAAGACTGCAACTGGGCGAAGTCGTCCAGAATTTGCTTTGACGCCTTGAACATATGCGCCACGGTGGTCACAGCCGTGATTTTGGTCGCGAACTGGATATCACTGTAGGGCTTGGCGGTATTTTCCGGCACCACTGCCGCCTTGTTGGTAAATCCGGTTTGCTGCACCCAGAAGATAGCGGATGAAGTGGTCTTGCCCGGGGCGATCAGATCACGGATGAACAGGCGTTGCTTAGGGGCAACATCAATGCCCGGCAAGCGTTGCGGTTCCACTACGCCCTCCGCGACACCGGAAGACGTCAGGGCGGCCTGTACCGGAACGGAGAGGCGTTTGCTGGCCGGAATACTGGCGTTGATGTCTTTCAGTGCCTCGGCAGAAATGAGTTGCTGACCGATGGTCTTCGCCGCCTGAACGGCATTTTGCAGCGGCATTTGCGCCACATGTTGCTCCAGTTCACCGAGAGACGCTTTCAGGGTCTTTTCAGATTCGCGCAGGGCGTTCAGTTCGGTCGCCATTTTATCGACGGCCGCTTTGGTTTCCGCACTTAATCCGCCCACTTTTTTGGCTTCATTCAGCGCTTCTTCCGCTTTGGCATTAAATTTGCCGTTCGCCTCTTCGATTTTGGCGGACAGGCCTTTCAGTAATTCGTTGGTATCAGACATAGGTTACTCCGGTTATAGGTGTGCCGGGGCAAAGGCATTCACGGCCTGTTGCAGTTCGGCTAAGGTGTCAGGATTAATTTCAGGGGTCGCGCCCGGCGTACTCCCGGTTAAGGATTTAATTAATTTTCGCCGCTCTGAGCGGGGTGTATTGGCCTTGGCCAGCAGGGCATCCAGTTTACGTAAAGCCGCCGAGTAACTTTCCTCCCCCGTCTCAATGGCATCGGCAGACATCAGGCTGTCCGCAAACCCTTTTTCAATGGCGTCATTCGCCCCGATATAGGTCTCGCTGTCCATCATGACAGCGACGGCGCTGCTCTCCAGACCGCTACGGGCAACATAGATATCTTTCATCGACGCATCAAACGGCGCTAAATCGGCGGACAGTTTGGCGAAATCGTGACGGTTACCGATGCCGACAGCCCAGCAGTTGTGGATCATCAGAAACGCCCCGCGCCCCATCTGGATCTCATCGCCCGCCATCGCAATAATGGAGGCGGCCGAGGCGGCAATACCGAGGACTCTCACGGTGACCTTACCTTCATGGGCACGTAGCACGTTGTAGATGGCGAGACCTTCGAACATATCCCCACCGGGACTGTTGATATTGACCATCACATCCCCGCCACCGAGAGAACCCAGCGCTGCCGAGATGCGTTTTGCTGTCACCCCTTCGCCCCAGAAATCCTCACCGATCACGTCAAGTACAGAGATCGTGTTATCGGTATGGGCGGCCTTGATGCCACTGTGCCAACTGTCCAGGGCTTTGGGTTTCAACTCACAGGAAATCGACGCACAGGGGCGACCCTCCGGCGCGACCGGAAGTTGTTTTTTATTCATCAATAATTACTCCTCAGAGTGAGGCTGGGCGTTGGTATTTGAGGGTGTGGGCGGTGGCTCGCTACGCTCAGGAAAAAGCCAGTCAGCTATCTGCGCCCGGACTTTTTCTGATTCTGAGCCGTTACCCGCTTTACCGAGTTGCTCAATCGGCGTCAGGTTGAGCTGCACGGTGTGGATATCCCCGCCGTCAATCGGGGGCAGGTTTTCCAGCCGCCTGACATCATTGCGGCTCATCCAGCCATTTTGCAAAGCCGTGGTGTAGTAAGCCGAGCGTCCGGCGCTGTCTGCACGGAGCAGGCCTTCCACCGAGAACTCGCCATAGAAATCCTCATCGTCATTGAGCAGACAGCGGCTGATTTCCTGCTCGATATTGATCAGTAACGGGCGCAGGGTGTTGGTCAGGAACTGCATGTTCATCCCTTCCACACTGGCGCCCCAGCTACTTTGTTTGGTGATGTGACCCACCATAAACGGCGGTACCCGAAACCAGCGACAAATCTCTTCCGTGCTAAAGGTGCGGCTCTCCAGCATCTGGGCGGCTTCGGGATTCATGGTCACACTCTGATAAGACAGGTCCGTCTCCAGCACCATCAGTTTCCCGGCATTTTTTGACCCCGCGAACTGCTGTAAATTCTTCCTCAGCCGCTCCCGCTGATCCTTATCGAGGGCGGTCTTGGCAGACAGGAATCCGGTACTTTGCAACCCGTTTTCAAAGATCTTGCCGGTCGCCTCATCAATGGACATGGCCGTCCCAAACACATCCCTGCCGACCTGAACCGGGATTAAGCCGCTGACCCCATCCAGACCGAAGCCGCGAATGTGCATCATGTGCTTAAGGGGAATGACCCGCTTTTTTCCCTTCAATTCCGTGTAGGTGTATTCCAGCTGCCCATTCTCCAGCCGTTTGACCACCATGTTTTGCGGCAATAAGGGCAGCAGGGCGACCAATTTTGAGCCAATATAGCGCTTCTCGACAAACGCATTGCCCCGCAGACACAGACTGGCCACAATCATCAGCATAAAGCGTGACGGGGTCATTTCGGCATTGGGTTGTCGGCAAAGGACGCGATAAACCGGATGATCTTTGGCTAGTTCCCGGGAGCCGTTGGTTTTGGTGCGATAAATCTTTAAGGGCAGCGTAGAAATGGATTCACTCAATAACCGGACGCAAGCCCAGACGGCCGAAAGCTGCATCGCCTTATCCGCCGTCACCACCTTGCCGCTGCTGCTGGTGCCGATCCATTCCTGCCAGAAGGTACCGTTCGTCAAACTGATGGGCACGCCCAGCCAGTTCAGCAGGGCCGACCTGACACGCCCGGGTTGTTTTTCTGTTTTCATCTAGATCCCCACAATAATCGGGTCGTCAAAAAAGCCGTCAATATCCCCCTGTTCGGTTTCCATCTCATGCGAGGCGCCGACCGCCATCGCAAAGGCCACCATGCCATCCATCCGCCCGGTTGATTTGTCCTTCGCGAGCTTGCGGTTGGACGCCGCGTCTTTGACCGTAATGGCATTGGCGGCACACATGTTCATCACCGGGTGGTTGCCGTGGTTAACCTGTCCGTTCAGCAAAAGTTGCTCCATTTTATCCAGCGCCGGCGCCATGTCTTTATAGCCTTGCCCGAACTCCACCAGGGGGAGTGTCAGGCCGATGTGTTCGGCGGCTTTCTTAAAGATATCAATACGCCAGCGGTCAAAGGTGATCACCTCAATAGCAAACTCACCGATAATCTCCGCGATGTCTTTCACCACGAAGTCATAGTCCACCATCGACCCCGGTGTGGTACGCAGGAAACCCTGTTTTTCCCACAGGTCATACGGCACCCGGTCCGTTTTCGCCCGGTCAAGCAAGGTCTTTTTCGGTGTCCAGAAATAAGGGTGTACATTCCACTGGCCATCTGCCGACTGCCCGATGATCACCAGCGCTGTCAGGTCTTTGGATTCGGATAAGTCCAGCCCGGCATAACAGCGCCCCACCAGAGGTTTTAACGGTTTCGCCCCGGCTTCCCAGACGTTACGTGAGATAAAGGGGGAACTCATGGACACCCGTTGATTCAGGTTCAGGTTGCGGAACATGTTTTCCTGACTCGGCATGCGGGAAGCCATTTCTGCCAGCCGCTGCATGTCCTTTAACGAGCGAAAGTTGCCCAGCGCGGGGTTGGCGGCTTGCCACGCGGCGGGATCGAGGATATCCGCATCCTTGTCAGCCTCGTACACGTGGGACACAATGTGCGGGTCACGGGAGTGCTTCGCATCGTCCAGCCAGAGACTGAGTAAATCGGCATCATTCGCCGCTTGTGTACTGATGGCAATCAGCAAAGGTGACTTGTGCGCCCCCTGAGAGGTAATGATGGCATCAACAAAATCACTGCGGGGACCCACAATCTGCCCGACTTCATCCAGAATAGCCAGTACCGGTGACAAACCGTGCGTGGTTTTGCCTTCCGCTGCCAGCGCTTTGTATTCCACGTTCCGGGGTTTGCCGATCAGTTTCTTGCCGCTGGGGATAATATGGACTATCTCTTGCAGCTTCGGGTTAAGGTTCACCATTTTCACCGCCAGATTGAACACAATCCCCGCCTGCTCACGGCTCATCGCCCCGCTGACAATCTGGGTATTCTGGAGGGCTTCGGGACCCACCAGGTGCGCCAGCAAAATCCCGGCAATCAGTCCGGTCTTGCCGTTCTTGCGGGCGATGCTGAGATAGGCTTTATCTGTCCCGACCGGATTGTCGTAGGTCTCCAGTAAGAATTTCTGCTGAAAGTCATCTAGCCGCATGGGCTGACCGATAAGCTCGCCTTCCGGCACAATGCAATAGCGTTCAATGAACGCAATAACACGTTCACCGCGTGTCATGAGGTTTTCTCCTTAATGGACCGGGGAGGCCAGCAAATCATCCCCCTGCATTTCATCGCGTACGCGCCGTGCCTCGGCATCGTTCTGATTACGTTTACGCTGGTCACGGCTTTCGCCATTGGTGGCGTGGGAATGGATTTGCAGATCACGGCGTTGCGCCAAGATGGTGCGCTGCAATTCCACAATCTGCTTGCGTAAAGTTTTAATGACATCTTCGTCCCGCCCTTCCCCCTGAACCCGCTCTTTTTTGCGTAATTCTTTACGTAACAGCGTGATTTCGAGCTGATTATTGGCTAATTCGACCGCCGCCAGCAGATCGGAAGGCGTCCAGCTATCGAGGGCTTTAGAGCGGATATTGTCATGCCAGAAAGGCTCCGCTTTTTTCTCCAGACCCGCATGGGCAGGCGGTTCGATGGTGTCAGCGGACGCGTTTTTCATGGCTTGAATTTCGGCGCTCACACTGTCTGAGCGATCCCGTTTTTCGGCCATCATGTACTCCGGTTAAAACGAAAAAAATCGGGTTAGCGTTATTTTTGAGGGATAGCGGCGGTCTTCTGGGGCCATCATCCTGAACTTTTATCCTACCCCCTACGCAATCATTACACGGGCAACCGCATAAATATGAAATAATTACATAAGTTATTAATGTAATTTCATTCCGGTAGTAGATTAGTAACAAAATGAAACTATTCTGTTGATTACATGAGTTATCATTTCAATTTTAAATTACAATCAGCCCGACAGAATACAGACCGCGATAATGTCCATTGCTATTATTTAATGATGAAAACAAATAGCGTTTCATCTCGGTATGAAATTAATTCCAATGCGAGTGGGGATCTAATGGCAGTCCGTTAATATCACAACCGACCACCTTGCCGCGCTTTTCCATCCGCTGCTTAGTGGAGTTATGATGACTCTCGCATAAGGATTGCCAGTTCTTGGTATCCCAGAATAACTTCTGTGATTTGGCTATCTGCGCCTTGTCACCGGAGGTTAATACATCCTTTAGCTTGTGCGGGATGATATGGTCAACGACGGTTGCACCGGTGACTCTTCCCTGTTGGTGACACATCACACATAAGGGATGTTGTTGCAGGAAGGCCAGCCGTGCCTTACTCCATTTACTGCCATAGATACGGGGTTGAGGCATGGCATCACCACTTCGAGAACAGTCCGCCTCGTCCGCTCTCTCGGGTGACGAACTGGCGTATCTCTTCACGGACTATCTGGCGGAGGTGATCGTCATTATCCTTTATTACCGCTTGGGGTATGACCGCCTCTTTCATGTAAACCTTTCTGGCCACATTGAAGACCTTGAAGCCATCGGCAGCAATTCGAGCCTTAGCACCTGTATCTACTGCCAGTGTTATACCTGCGTCATAGACTTTGAACTTATCGCTGGTAATGCCTATCTGCTCCTTGTCTGCCTTCTGCTTTAAAGGAGAAGGGATCAAAAGTATTTCAGGGGCATATTTCGAGCAGCCAAAACTTTCTTTAAGTTTTCCATCCCTATCATAAGTTGCCTGATATCCAGCAACTGTTACCGTGGTACTACCATCTTCATTAATATGAATTATCATCGTGTTTTATCCTCATTCAGAGTAATCAACTGGTTTGATTTATATATTGCCGTCTCTCCGGCTGTCACACCGTTTCTTCTGCCTACAGCGGATGTTGCTGATAGTGACTGTCTGGGGCATTGATTATTTTTGATTCTGACCTGTACGCTCGATGCAAAGGGAACATGTCTCAGCTAATACAGGCAGACGGCGATAATCCGGCGCAGTGGAAATAAAAATGCCACCCGCGTTAACTGATGGCATGGGGTGTTGATGTAGCTCTTGAGCTGCCGAGCTACTTAGGGTTGATAAATACTCATTCTTTGATTGTTGTGATATTGATCAAATCGATGAAGTCTTGACACATCTCAAGTCGATGCCCGTGATCGTCTACAAAGTTATATTTCTTAAAGTGCTCTAATATTTCCTCGGGACTTTTCCCGTGTAAAGGAGAATTATCATTATGAGTGAGATTTCGTTTAAGTGCCCTGATTGCCATAATGACCTTGTTGTAAGCTACAGTGTCGAAATCAAGGAAATAGAGGATATCAACGGCACCATCTGCACTTCGTGTGGCAGGGTTATCAGTGAAGACGATATTCTTGGACAGGTCAGCGATTACGCTGAGAAAATCTTCACGGATATTTTCAAGAAATAGAGATTTCAATTCGTCTATTTTCTTGTCTAACTCGCTGGTATCAAATTTTATTGATGCCAGTATTGGTTCTTTCATTATTTCACTCCCCATTTACACTGCGTCCTAACAGACTCCTGCAACCCCAGTATCATTGGCTCTGAGGGGGCAATGTGTTATTTGCTCTTTTTTTGGCAATATGGGCATCCATCAGGGCGAAGGCTTCTTCTTTGGAGTAGTAAACGGCATTCCCCGTCCTATAATCTTCTACCGCTTCCTTGATGATTCCCTTTAATTCTGCATCTGTCATTTTGTCACCTTATAACATTCAGTATTAACGTAATCCCTCAATCCAAGGAACTGGCTTTCGAGGGTTTCAAGTTCTCCGAGGAGACGTACATAATCTTGTTCAGCGTCTTTCTCCAGTCTGGCGGGTCTTGAACTATCCACGCCGGAGGGGGCAGCGGTTTCACGCACGGGGCATTCGGCTTTGACGAACACGCGCTGAGTGTTAGTGCGCAAATCGTCACTGAGCTGATCAATCTTAGATTTAGCATTGGCGAGTACCTTAAGACGTTTAGCATCCTGTTCATGCAGCATATCAATGTGCGTGTTCTGGTCGTTGAGGGTGTCGGTCAGTTGCTGAATTTCAGTTGCCTGACGCCCATTAGCCTTCTTTTGCTTCTCATACTCAGTGCTGTAGTGATAGCTTCCGAATGAGGCTATGCCTGTAGTAACAATCAGAACAATGATCGTGTAGTGGGTTAATGTGAGTTTCATAGCAACAATGCCCCTATGAACAGAAACCAACCCCACCCATCGCGGCTACCAATAGCCAGAATGAAGGCAAACAGAAACATCAGACCCGCCAGTGAATGCCTATTCATCCAGCCCCCAGCACGTTAATTCTGACTCTTGAGCACGTCGTTCAACTTGACCGTAACAGCCGTTCGCTTGGCCTTTGGTCTGCCGACAATCTCGGCCACCGTCAAATACCCAGCGCTTGATTTCGGCACACGCCCCTTTCTTGTCTCCGGCATTCAACTTACGGTAGAACGTGGAAGAAAAGCATTTACCGGGGCCAATGTTATAAGGGCAGAAACTGGCAATACCGGCTATCTGGGGTTCAGTCAGTGGCACCCGAACCTGCCGCTTGACCCATGCGATGGCTTGCTCGGCTTCTTTGGTGTTGAGGTCTTGGCACTGATTCGGTGTTAACTTCATACCTTGCCGAACGGGAACGCCATCAATGCGAGTTACCCCGCGGCAGATAGTCCAGACACCGCCTGCATCCTGATATGCCGATAGCCAGTTGCCCTCTTTCTCGTCCAGAAACTGAGACAGTATTGCCGTGGCACCCGCACCGGAAAGTACCAGACCGATAACAGCCGCCGTTAACTTACTCGTCTTTTTCACGTCTG